GAATATATGCGTGAGCAAAAACAACGTAAAGAACTCTTGCTTTTTAATTATGGAATTGAAGGACTGGTTAAACTCGATCAATCAAACGAAGAAACATCTGATTGATGAAGACCCTTCTCTTGAGAAGGAATATGCTCCTTATATTATCAATCGCTGCCTCTCTGGACACATTGATTGTATTATGTTTGCGAACGAAATGAATCAGTATCATTTCCTCCCCAAAAAACTTCAATATGACTTTTTTATAAATAGTCTGAGGAAAAAGAAGAGATTTTCTCCCTGGCTCCGTCAAGATAAAATCAAAGACCTTGATTATGTTAAACGTTACTATGGATATAGTAATGAGAAGGCAAAACAAGCTTTGAGGATTCTTACTAAAGAACAACTTAATTTTATAAAATCGAAATTTGAAACTGGAGGAACAAAATGAGTGTCGTTCAAGAACCTGAAGTAAAGTGGACGCCCGATCAAATGGTGGAAGTCATTCTGAATGAACCAGATGACTTTTTGAAAGTTCGTGAAACTTTGACCCGAATCGGAGTTGCTTCAAGAAAAGAAAAGAAAATCTATCAGTCTTGTCATATTCTACACAAGCAAGGTAGATATTATCTCGTTCACTTTAAGGAACTGTTTGCCCTGGACGGCAAACACGCAAACCTGACTGTGAATGATGTTCAGCGTCGCAATCGTATCGCCCAACTTCTTGCTGATTGGGGTCTGATTGAGATTGTTGATCTTAAAAAGATTCAGGATATTGCTCCCTTGAATCAAATTAAAGTTCTTGCTTATAAGGACAAGGGGGACTGGATTCTGGAGACCAAGTATAATATTGGTGCCAAAAAGAAAAAGGTAGAGGATGCCGAATGATAAATTGGGGAGTTCAACACTCCCCTTTTTATTGTCTATACCTATATAATAGTAAGGACGCCTTTTGGGTCCACACAATCAAACCTCGCTTTTAAAGGAGCTACAATAATGAACAGTATCACAAGGTATACTGCTGCGGATCTTCCTGCCTTAATGGAGAGGATTACAAGAAACAGCATTGGAATGGATGAATATTTTGATCGTATTTTTAACCTTCACGAAACTTCAACAAACTATCCTCCATATAACCTAGTCCAAATAAATAACGTTGAATCCCATTTGGAACTCGCATTAGCAGGATTCAAGAAAGGAGAGGTCAATGTCTTCACGGAGTATGGAAAACTTTTTGTCGAAGGACAAAAAGCAGATGCCGAATCGGATAGGACGTTTATCCACAAGGGAGTGGCTAGCAGAAGTTTTAAACGAGCGTGGACTTTATCCGACGACACAGAAGTCCGCGAAGTCACATTTGAAGACGGACTTTTACGGATCGTACTTGGGAAAATAGTACCAGAACATCACTCCCGCAAGGACTATCTCTAAATAAAAATAAAAATGAAATCTTTCCACCAGTTTATTAGTGAAATAAAAACTATTTCATATCCAGCAGCAAAGGCACATAAAGTTTATCATAAAGGAAGAGTGACTAATGTGGGTGCTGGAAGAGCAGTTCCAATTAATCCTGGAAGCGGTGCTGGTGATGGTGGTGGGAATGGTAACGGAGACTAAATACAACTGAATATCGTCGGCGCGGGAAGTCCCTGGCAAAATCCAGGTTGACTTCCCCCTTTTTTTGTTCTATAATGATTAGAGGATAGTTTAACAAATGTCAATTAAGTTAGCATTACTAAAATCTGGTGAGACCATTATTTCAGATGCTAAAGAACTTATTTCTGATGATAAGGTCTGTGGGTATCTCTTTACTAAACCACATAAAATTGAGACCAGAAAAGCATTTTTATTGGTAGAAGAAAATGAATCTACAAAAGGTGATTTGGAGGTTTCATTAGCACCGTGGATCGTTTTAACTAGCGATGATCAAATTCCAGTTCCACCAGATTGGATTGTTACAATCGTGGAACCAATTCAAACTATAAAAGAAATGTATGAGGAGAAAGTAAATGAGCAAGACGGTCAAGTGTCTTTTACTGAAAGTTGACAATGTAATTGTCACTGAAATTATTGAAGTTGGATCTGAACTTGGAGAACCTGATTGTAAACTTATAAACCCTTATAAGATTGATTCTGAAGGAAATTTAACTCCTTGGCCAGAAGTAACCGATCAACGAGAAATGATGATTCATTCGGATAGTATTCTTACTATTGTTGATCCAAAAGAAGAAATTATTGAAAAGTATCTTGAATTGACTGCATAATGCGATTTTATACAAACGTTCAAATGGTCGGGGATCACTTCTTGGTCCGTGGTTATGAAGATGGTAAACACTTTATGACTCGGGAGAAGTTCAACCCGACTCTTTTTGTCCCTTCTCAAAAGAAAACCAAATATCAGACATTAAGTGGCGAATATGTAGAGGCAGTTGAACCTGGGTCTGTTCGTGACTGTCGGGAGTTTATCAAAAAGTATGAGGGAGTAGAAAACTTTAAAATCTATGGAAATACTCAATACATTTATCAGTATATCTCTGAAATGTATCCAGAGGAGGAACTAAAGTTTGATATTAGTAAAGTTAAGGTTACTACTCTTGATATTGAGGTTGCATCGGAGAATGGATTTCCTGATGTAGAATCTGCTGCAGAAGAAGTTCTGTTGATTACTATTCAGGACTATTCTTCTAAACAGATTCGTACTTGGGGTATGGGTCCATTTAAGAATCAACAAAAGAATGTGATTTATCGTTCTTTTGATAACGAGCGTGACTTGTTGATGGACTTTATCAACTGGTGGATGGTTGAAGAGAATACACCAGAAGTTGTAACTGGTTGGAATATTGAACTATATGACGTTCCATATTTGGTTCGTCGTTTGGACCGTATTCTTGGTGAGAAGTTGATGAAACGTTTTTCTCCTTGGGGTCTTGTGACTGAGGATGAAATTTATGTTGCTGGTCGTAAGCATATTTCATACGATGTTGGTGGTATTAGTCAACTTGATTATCTAAACCTTTATAAGAAGTTTACTTATAAGGCACAGGAATCTTATCGCCTTGATTATATTGCAAGTGTCGAATTGGGTCAAAAGAAACTTGACCACTCCGAGTTTGATACTTTCAAAGACTTCTACACGAAAGGTTGGCAGAAGTTTGTAGAATACAACATCATTGACGTGGAACTTGTTGACCGTATGGAAGACAAGATGAAACTGATTGAACTTGCTTTGACGATGGCATATGACGCCAAAGCAAATTATACAGATGTTTTTTCGCAAGTAAGAATGTGGGACACGATTATCTACAACTATCTGAAAAAGAGGAACATTGTGATTCCTCCCAAAGAACGTTCTGATAAAGATTCTAAGTATGCTGGTGCTTATGTTAAGGAACCTATTCCTGGAAAGTATGACTGGGTTGTGTCTTTTGACCTCAACTCGCTATACCCTCACCTCATTATGCAATACAACATCTCGCCAGAAACTCTTCTAGAAGAGAGGCATCCAAATGTAACTGTTGATAAAATTCTCAATCAACAGACTAACTTTGAGTTGTATAAAGACTACGCGGTTTGTGCTAACGGAGCAATGTTCCGCAAAGATGTGCGTGGATTTCTTCCAGAGTTGATGGAAAAGATCTATAAGGATCGCACCATCTACAAAAAGAAAATGCTTGCTGCCAAACAAGAGTATGAAAAGAAAAAGACGAAAGACTTGGAAAAAGAGATTGCAAGATGCAACAACATCCAAATGGCGAGGAAGATTCAACTTAACTCTGCTTATGGTGCTATCGGCAATCAGTATTTCCGTTATTACAAACTAGCAAACGCTGAGGCAATCACCTTGTCGGGTCAGGTTTCTATCCGTTGGATTGAGAACAAGATGAATGCCTATCTGAATAAAATTCTCAAAACTGATGAGGTGGACTATGTTATTGCTTCAGATACTGACTCTATCTATCTTAATATGGGTCCTTTGGTTGAAAGTGTATACAAGGGAAGAGAGAAAACTACTCAAAGCGTTGTTTCGTTCCTTGATAAGGTCTGTCAGGTGGAATTTGAAAAGTATATTGAAGGTTGCTACCAAGAATTGGCGACCTATGTGAATGCTTATGACCAGAAGATGCAGATGAAACGTGAGAACATTGCTGAGCGTGGAATCTGGACTGCTAAAAAGCGTTACATTCTGAATGTCTGGGATAGTGAAGGTGTTCGCTATGAAGAACCTAAACTGAAGATGATGGGTATTGAGGCAGTTAAGTCTTCTACTCCTGCACCTTGCCGTCAGATGATTAAAGATGGACTCAAACTGATGATGAGTGGAACAGAGGAAGAGGTAATTGAGTTTATTGATAAGTGCCGCTCTGATTTCAAAAAACTTCCACCAGAACAAATTGCTTTTCCACGAACTGCTTCTGATGTCCGTAAATATTATTCATCTTCTGATATTTACAACAAAGGAACTCCCATTCATATTCGTGGAGCACTTCTCTTCAATCATTATATAAAGGAAAATAAACTGACAAATAAGTATTCACTCATTGCAAACGGTGAGAAGATTAAGTTTGTCTATCTTAAAAAACCAAATATCATTCAGGAGAATATTATCTCCTTTATTCAAGACTTTCCCAAAGAACTTGGTCTTGACAAATACATCGACTATGAACTACAATTTGAAAAGAGTTTTGTAGAACCACTCAAATCTATCCTTGATTCTATTGGATGGAATGTGGAAAAAACCGTAAACCTTGAACTATTTTTTGCTTAATGGACTTGCCTATTAATGATAACGAACTGGATACGATTGTAAAGGCACTTGGTTTTGGTGGAGATGCCGCTTTGTATCATAAACTGAAACTGGTTAAAGAACTTAAAGAACAAGGTTTACCTTATAAAAAAATACTTCGTGAAGAATACGGGATGGTGTGCTGATGGATTTTCTTAAAGAAATTGTAAAAGAAGTTGGTGGCGAGTATACGAAACTTGCTTCTGATATTGATGAGACTGAGACTTATGTTGATACGGGTTCGTACATTTTTAATGCACTGGTTTCAGGTAGCATATTTGGCGGTGTATCTGGGAATAAGATTACTGCTATTGCTGGAGAGTCTAGTACTGGAAAGACTTTTTTCTCTCTCGCCGTGGTTAAGAACTTTCTTGATACTCATTCCGATGGTTACTGTCTCTACTTTGACACTGAGGCTGCTATCACTAAATCTCTTTTAGAATCTCGTGGAATTGATACTTCTCGTCTTGTGGTTGTTAATGTTGTTACTATTGAAGAGTTCCGTGGTAAAGCACTCAAGGCAGTAGATATTTACTTAAAAAAACCCGTAGAAGAACGCAAACCTTGTATGTTTGTGTTAGACTCTTTGGGTATGCTTTCCACAGAAAAAGAGATTACTGACGCACTGAACGACAAACAAGTTCGTGATATGACTAAATCACAACTTGTGAAAGGTGCTTTCCGTATGCTTACTCTCAAGTTGGGGCAGGCAAACATTCCAATGATTGTAACCAACCACACTTACGATGTCATCGGTGCTTATGTTCCTACTAAGGAAATGGGTGGTGGTAGTGGTCTTAAGTATGCCGCTTCTACTATCATTTATCTTAGTAAGTCAAAGGAAAAGGATGGAAAGGAAGTTATTGGAAACATTATCAAGGCAAAGACTGCTAAGTCGCGTTTGAGTAAGGAGAACCAACAAGTTGAAATCCGTCTATTTTATGATGAGCGCGGTCTTGATCGCTATTATGGTCTTCTGGAACTCGGAGAACTCGGTGGACTTTGGAAGAATGTAGCAGGGCGCTATGAAATAGACGGTAAGAAAATTTATGGGAAGGAAATTCTCAAAAACCCACAGCAATATTTCACTGAAGAAGTAATGGAAAAACTTGATGTGATTGCTAAAGGTGAATTTTCTTATGGATGAACTTCAAGATTTCATTCATATTTACGAAAATGCCCTTGAACCTGATATATGTAATTTTTTAATTAATTTATTTGATCAGGTTTTAGACAAACACGAACGTCTTGATAATGATGGAAAACCTAACTTTACTCAGTTTAATCTCACAGAAAATCGTGAATTAACACCAGAAGTTAATCAAGTTCATAGTCATATCATCAAAAACATTTTTGAATATCGTGATAAGTATTATGAGTTTGTAGATAAGCGTGTATTTCCTGAGGAACACGCTCTAGAACAATTTCGTATTAAAAAATACGAACCAAATGGTGTTGATCAGTTTGATACGCACGTAGATGTGGTAGACTATGGGACCGCCCGTAGATTTTTATCTTTTATGTGGTATTTGAATGATGTTGAAAGTGGCGGTCAAACTATTTTCAAAGATGTTCAAATTCAACCAAAACAGGGAACTTTGATTATGTTTCCTCCACTTTGGATGTTCCCTCATAAGGGGGAATCACCAATTAGTGGTCCAAAGTATATTATGAGTGCCTATTTGCATTACAAATAATGGAAAGAATTGAGACAACTATTTTAAGGAACCTTGTATTTAATGAAGATTACTCACGAAAAGTTATACCTTTCATACAACCAGATTATTTTGAGCAAAAGGCGGAGAAGGTCATTTTTGAAGAGATTGTTCAATTCATTGTTAAGTATGGTTCAGCAATCACCATTGAAGCACTCAACATTGAGGTAGAGAATCGCACTGATCTCAATGAAACTGAAGTCAAAGAGATTCGAGAAATTAATGCGTCTTTAAATGATGCTGCAGTAGAAAAGCAGTGGTTGCTTGACACCACAGAAAAGTGGTGTCGTGATCGTGCTATCTACTTGGCACTTATGGAGTCAATCCATATTGCTGATGGCAATAACGATAAGAAAAATCGTGATGCGATTCCAAGCATTCTTTCTGATGCTCTAGCAGTATCGTTTGATAATAATATCGGACACGATTATCTTCAGAACTATGAGGAGCGATATGAGTTTTATCACCGTAAAGAAGATAAGATCGAGTTTGATCTGGAATATTTCAACAAAATCACAAAGGGTGGTCTCCCTAATAAGACTCTCAATATCGCTCTCGCTGGGACGGGCGTTGGGAAATCGCTATTCATGTGTCACTTGGCTTCTTCCGTCTTACTGCAAGGCAGGTACGTTCTCTATATCACTCTTGAGATGGCAGAAGAGCGAATTGCAGAGAGGATTGATGCGAACCTTCTCAATGTCCCGATTCAGCAACTGGTTGATCTCCCACGCCAAATGTTTGAAACGAAAGTAAATAGTATTGCGAAGAAGACACAAGGTTCTTTGGTCATCAAAGAATATCCAACTGCTTCTGCACATTCAGGACACTTTAAGGCACTTCTCAATGAACTTGCTCTTAAGAAATCATTCAGACCTGATATTATTTTCATTGATTACCTTAATATTTGTGCTTCCTCTAGGCATAAGGCAAACAGCTCTATCAATTCTTATTCATATATCAAGTCAATTGCTGAAGAACTTAGGGGGCTCGCCGTCGAGTTTAATGTCCCAATTGTCTCCGCTACTCAGACCACTCGTTCAGGTTTTGGTTCTTCTGATGTTGAACTTACTGATACTAGCGAGTCCTTTGGTTTGCCTGCTACTGCTGATCTTATGTTTGCCCTTATTAGCACTGAAGAGCTTGAGCAGTTGGGACAGATCATGGTGAAGCAATTGAAGAATCGATACAATGACCCCACAATTTTTAAGCGTTTCATTGTGGGTATTGACCGTGCTAAAATGAGACTGTACGATTGTGAACAGTCAGCACAAAAAGATATACTTGACTCTGGAAACGAAGACGAGTATAATGATAACGAAGACAAGAAACCTAAAAAGTCGTTTGAAGGATTTAAATTTTAATGGAAACCGCTAAACACGTTAATTTTGATAAGTATGCTGAGTTTGTAGATGCCGTGACTTCTGACGCATCTAAGGACTTTCTTGCCCTCTCTGATCGTCTGGTTCAACTGGATGAAAAAGGTGCTAATATTGAACGACTCCTGACTGCTGCCGTTGGTATCAATGCTGAAGGTGGTGAGTTTATGGAAATCGTCAAGAAGATGGTATTTCAGGGCAAACCTTATACCGAAGACAACCGTGAGCACCTGATCATTGAACTGGGTGATATTATGTGGTATGTTGCCCAGGCTTGTATGGCATTGGATACTACACTTGATGATGTTGTTGCTCGTAATGTTCAAAAACTTCTCAAGCGTTATCCTGAAGGTGCTTTTGATGTTTACTTCTCTGAAAACCGTGCTGCTGACGACCGATGACTAAAGATAAAAAAGTAACTCTGAAACTTGATGTTCGTGCAGCAGCTGCAGTTCGTCAAATTTTGTTTGAAGCACAGCAAGGATACACTTATGATGAAGTGAGTGTTCCTCCTCGTATTTCTGATATTCGTGCAGTTATTCAAGATATTGATGACAATATTGGCGCCATTCTTGGCGCCTGATAAATATTTCAAAAAATATGTCTCTTCTTGGTAAAAGAAAAGGAAGACCAACGACTCAAATTCAGTTTGACGCAATTCTCAAAAGATTTATTGTTTTCTTAAAAAGAGAGTTGCGTCTTAATTATGACATTCCAATTATTCTCATAGATGATACTGACTTTGCAAAAAGAATCGCAGCATTCGGAGAAATATCAAAAAATAATGCTATTCATTTGAGTGTTATTAATCGTCATCCTATGGATATTTTGAGAACTCTTGCTCACGAATATGTTCATTATAAGCAGCATATGGAGAAAGGTTTAGACCGTAAAAGTTCTCATGCTGGTAGTCCAACTGAAAATCAAGCAAATGCAAAGGCAGGTGAATTGATGCGGAAGTACGGTCAACTTCATCCAGAACTATTTGACCTTATGCCTATGAAGTGATATAATATTTTTATTGGGGAATTAGCACAGTTGGTAGTGCGCCTGATTTGCATTCAGGAGGTCAGCGGTTCGAACCCGCTATTCTCCACTTTGCCCAAATGGCGGAATTGGTAGACGCGCAGGGTTTAGGTTCCTGTAGAGTATTCTGTGGAGGTTCAAGTCCTCTTTTGGGCACTTCTAAATAAAAATAAAAATGGCTACGTTAAGTCCTAGTGAACTTGCAAAAAGAAATAATTTTAATATTTTTTTAAACAGAATAAGAATAGGAAAAGATTTTATTTTATCAGAATCAAACGGAACTAAAGTAAAACTAGATAAATCTATTTTAAAAGAATTGACTACTCTTAGTCATTTTGAAAGATTTAAAAGTGGAAGATCCATAATGCTTCCAACTATTTCGGGACAGTATATAAGTTTAACTCAAATTTTTAAAGATTCTGAATTTTCTGGTAGAACGCAAGCGACCACGGCACAAGAAGATGCTCAGATTGTAAGAATCAATCAGCAATTAAATGCAATCTTCGATAAATTAGGTACTGAAATTATACCTCTAAAAGTTGGTACAACAATATATCAAGTTGGTCTATGTGAAAGCACTCCTGGAACACCCAAATGTGATTTTCACTTTAGGGGAGTTTCTGGATACGTTGGACACGTTTCTCATAAAGCTGGTGATGGACCAAAGGCATTTCAACAATGGTCTGGAACGTCTCAAAGGGTAGAACCTTTGATTTATAATCATCCAGAAACCCAAGCATTCATAAACACTTTAAAAGAAATGTTTGTAAATGGTATGCCCGCAGCTACAACGGTTGGTAGAAAAATTCAAGATGAAAATCTGAAAAAAATGGCGGTTTATGGAAGTGGTTATGGTGGTATGAAAAATGAGAATAATGTGGATGTTACTATGCAAGGAATATTAAATATTCAAAGTAGGGGAAGATATTATGAATTAACTTGCTCTGGACATAAATTAAACAATGGTGATAGAATAAGTGGTAATTATGAACCAGTATTTCTAGGTGTATATAAAGGAGATCGCAGTGATCATGGGATAAAAGGTGCCAGAGTCATCATACAACCAATTGGTGGAAGAACCATTTCAAGATTTGTATGAAATAAATACATAATATAAGAGTAACTGGTACATATTTAAATAGATAATGAAAAGTTTTTTCCAATTCATAACAGAAGCAACCGCATCTCAACAAGCACAGCGTCTTGGACTTGTTGGAGATGGTCATGGTGGTTGGTATGATAAGCAGGGAGAGTTTGTAGCAAAAACTGAAGGTGGTAAGTTAAAATTTTATAATAAGCGTCAAAGAGTAGGTCAGAAAGACGGACCACAAACTGAAAAGGAAAAAACAATTGCCTCGCCTGGTTATAATGATCCAGCACTTCAACAGCAGGCAGCACAGCAGCAGGCACCTGCACCAGAGCAACAGGCAGTAGCACAAGAACAACCTCCTGCACAATATCTTCCAGTTCCTAAAACCAAAGGTACTCTTACTATTGCTTTTGGTAGATTTAATCCACCAACAATTGGACATCAGCAATTAATGGATGTTGCGGCACAGGCAGCGTCTCAGGACAAAGATGGGCAATATTTAATCTTTCCCTCAAGAAGTCAGGATAAGAAAAAGAATCCTCTTGATCCTGATACAAAGATTGCTTATATGCAGAAGTTTTATCCAAATCACGCCGGTAATATTGTAAACGACGCTAATACTAAAACCATTTTTGATGTATTAAAAATGGCACATAATAATGGATATGCTGGTGTGAGAATTATCGGTGGTGCTGATAGAGTTAAGGAATTTGAAAAACTTTCTGGTCAGTATAATGGTCAACTTTATAATTTTGATAATATTGAAGTAGTTTCTGCTGGTGATAGAGATCCTGATGCAAAAGGTGTGGAAGGAATGTCCGCATCAAGAATGAGACTTGCTGCTGCTGAAGGAGACTTTAAAACTTTCCGTTCTGGTCTTCCTCCTGAAGTCAAACCAGCAGAAGCAAAAGAACTTTTCAACATTCTTCGTGGTGCTATGAGTGTTAAAGAAGGATGGGATATCTGGCAGATTGCACCTAAGTTTGATTTTCAAACTCTTCGTGAAAACTACCTTACGGAATCTATTTTTAAACTAGGTGAAAAAGTTGAAAATTTAAACACTGGATTAGTTGGACGTATTATTCGTAGAGGGACGAATTATCTAATTTGCGTTACCGAGTCTGGTCAAATGTTCAAATCGTGGATTAAAGATTTGGTTGAATATACTGAAGTTAGAATGGATAGTAAAATGAGAGATAAAATTCATCCTAATACTCTTGTAGGAACTTTAGGTGCATTTAAACATTTTTCTGATATGACACCAGGAGCAATTGGAACGGGAAAAGAGAATTTGCAATATGGTGGAAAGGCATATATGGGATATGATGTTAAGCAATTCATAAATAAATATAGAAAAAGTAAAAAGTAAAATTTTCTCATGAAAAAACATATTGCTGAAGAGCTTCCAGCAAGAAAACACGCTCCTGCTGCTGCAGCTCCTGCTGGCGGAGATAAAAAGGAAGCTGGTGGAAAGTCTCCAGAAAAGAGAGTAAAGCAAGCGATTTATGATATTCGGTATCGTGCCAGAAGAGAAGAACTTCCTCTTCGTCAAGCATATTCTCAATATATGCAAAATAGCAATATGAGTCAGCAAGAAAAGACTTTAGTAAAGCAGAAATTGTTTGGTAAGGGCGGAATGCAAGCAGAAGATTTTAATATTGAAGAGTTTGCAACTACTAGTGTTGCAAATGCACTTTATAAAGTATTTGTAGAAGGGGTTCAGAAAGAAGAAGAACCAATCCGTCTAACTTATATGGAGAAGCTGGAGACTGCTGAGCACAGAAAATATAAGGTAAGAGTAACTGGTAAAGACGGTCGTTCTTATGTCAGATATGCCACTCGTGATAAAATTAGTGCTCTTCGTGCAAATCCAAATATTAAAGAAGTTGAAATGACGGAATATGGTGATCCTTATGAAGGTGAGAGAAAGAAGGGTGAGCAAACCGCAAGAGTAAAAGCAGGTAAAGGTTTAGATCCAGTTGGTAGGGAAGATAAGGACATTGATAATGATGGTGATCATGATAAGACTGATAAGTATCTTTTAAATCGTAGAAAAGTTCGCGGCGCTGCAATTCAGAAAAGGAAAGGTGTTGCTGAAGAATTTATTGGTGAAGTAAATGATGAGTCGGCAAATCCAGATGCGAATAATAAAAAAATTGATGTAATGAAGGGAAAAAACACAGTTAAAATCAATCCAGAAGTCCCTGGAACTGGTACTGGAAGAAATGCATCTTCGTATATGCAAGTTGCTCACCATGAAATGGAAGGACCTTTCTTATCTGAGAAAGCAGTAAGTCAGGCTCAGCAAAAGTTTATGGGAATGGTTTATGCTGCTAAAAAAGGTGAGACCCCCGCTTCTCCTGAAGTTGCAAAAGCAGCCGCTGGAATGAGTAAAAAAGAAGCAAAGAAGTTTGCTAAAACAAAGCATAAGGGTCTTCCAGTTCATAAGGAAGAAGCAGATTGTGGTATGGATGAAAAACCAAAACTCAAAAAGAGTGAAGGTGGTGTAGAAGACCCTAGAGAAATCCCAACTAAGATTAATCTTGTTAAAAATAAGATGAGAGCAATGGGTCTTAAAATGTCTTATGAACCAGAAGGTGAGCAAATTGATGAATTAAATCGTCTTGAAAGAGAGCAAGGAAAGCAAAGTGGTGGTAGTTCAGATCCAGCATATCGTTCTGTAAAAAAGACAATTCGTGGAATGGAAGGAAAGCCTGCTGGACAACGTAAAAAAGTTCCTGGCAAAAAACCACCTGCAGCTGGTGAATATGGTGGACCAAGATCTCCTGCTCAAAAAGTAGCAAAGCGTCGTGCTGATGCTCAAAGAGCACAGGACATGATGCATTCAAGATACGATTGATTGCTAAATAGGACAGGATACTCTTCATACGGAGGTCATCATGTCGGCAGTCGTCGCTTGGTGTTTAGCAAATCAGGCTCTTATCGCAACTGTACTTTTTGCAGTTTCGGAAGCACTTGGAGCAAACCCAAAGGTAAAATCAAACGGAATTCTTTCACTCATTCTTCTTCAAGTTCAAGCACAACTGAAGAATAAAGGTGCTAAAGATATAACTCCTTGAATTAAATAAAAACAAAAACGAGGAGACCAAAACTAAAGGTCTCCTTTTTTTATAAATATCTGTATACAAAGAATTTATAGGTAAGGAAACATGGCTCTTTGGGGCAATAGAGATTCTTTTAGCAATCTAACTGGAACTATTACAATTAATCTTGGTACTGAAGTTGTACTTGGAAGTGGCACAACCTTTGTAACTGCAGGCATTTCAACTGGCGATATTTTAGTCGTTGGCGCTGGAGGAACCTATGGTCAAGCAGTGATCACTGGAATTACTTCTGCTACTCAACTTTCAATCGGATCTACACAGTTCTTGATTCCACATCCAACACTCAACACGATTTCTGGCGCTGGATACACTGTAACTCAAAAACCAAAATATACTCTTGAGGATGGTCAATACTTTGCTCCTGAAGTAAAGTCTAATAGATTCTCTGCTGTATTTGGTGTTGGTACAACTGAAACAAACGTTGCTGCTGGTAGAACGGTTGGTGGAAAGAATGCCGCTTATGCCGTCGCACACGCGGGATGGGTTGGAGTAACAACCTATGTTGATTGTCACGGTAATTTCAGAGTTAAGTCTGAAACCTTAGTTGCAGGAAGCATGATTGCAGGTGACGCTGAAGACGACACCAGATATCCAGAAAGCTGATAATATGGTATGAGATTTGATGAATTGAATGATGACAATTATTTGTTATTTGCTATAAAATTCTATGAGAATCCTCAAGCATTGACTATGGAGGATTTTGAAACTGATTTGAAAAGAATTCGTTATGTAAAACGATTGTTGAAAAGATATAAGAATACTGGTGAACTTAAAACTCATCTCATATTAAATCATTTAATTATATTGTTTAATGTTTTCAATGATGCAGCAGTTCCTCTTTTGTTCTATAATTTAGAAAAAGAACTGTGGCCATCTATAAAAAGTTTTTTGATTTTTTTGAATCGTTTTCCAGAATATCCTAGAACTCAAATTCATGATATTCCAGAAGATAATGAGTGTCTTTCTCAATTGCAAGAAATTTAATGAATAAATTAGATAGAGTAATTCAAATTATTCGTACCCTTAAAGAGGAAGGCATGGTTGTAGGTGCTGGTGGATTTACTGGTTCCGCTGATCCAAAAGGTCCTGTTGCAGGATATGATCCAGTAATGCCTGCGCCAAAGAAAAAATATATCTATGGTGGAAAAGGTTCTCGTTCTCGTTGGATGCAAAAAAGAAAACCACCACAATAAGTCAATGTTCCCATTATCATCTACAGAAACAAAAATAGCACTGCTCGAAGAGCGTATTAATGTTTACGAGCAAATGATGGAGCGTATTGATACTGCAATTCAAAAGATTGGTGAGACAAGTCAAAATATTAGTCAAATGCTTGCCGTTCATAATGAAAAGATTGAACAGTGTAACCGAACAGATAATATTATTGTAAAGATGATTGAGGATATTAAAGTATCATCCAAAGAACAACACGAAGCAATTAGTAAAGAACTTAGTGAAAGAATAGAAAAGGTTGAAGAAAAGGTAGAAGAAATATCACAGTTTAAATGGAAAGCAGTGGGAGCAATCGCAATTGTTGCTTTTCTAATCGGAGTCATTCCCACCGCAACTTCTTTATTGACTCCTGCTTCTACCCCTGCTACAATAGAAAGAGCGAAGTAAAGCACCTTTATAATGGATTTGATTGACTCCAAGTACATTGGACTTGTTTCGTCACGCTTACAAAAGTTTAAGAGAGTCAAGGCAGATCTCTACAACTTCCGCTGCCCCATATGTGGTGACTCTCAACGTAACAAAACAAAGGCACGAGGATACTTGTATCCAGTCAAGAATAATACGAACTTCAAGTGTCACAACTGCGGAGCAAGTTTATCCTTCAATAACTTTCTCAAGGAGTTAGATCCTACGCTCCATAAGCAATACACTCTGGAAAAGTTTAAGGAAGGGCATACGGGTAAAAACTTTGTGGTTGAGGAACCCAAGTTTGAGTTTGTAAAACCAGTCTTCAAAAAGAAACTGGATTTACCTAAAGCATCAAAGATTCCGATTGCTAGAGAATACCTGGAAAGGAGGAAACTGAACCCAGAAAAGTTTTACTTTGCTGACAAATTTAAGGAGTGGACGAACACTCAAAAAGTTACGTTCGACACTATCGGTAGGGATGAGAGTCGCATTATTATACCAATGTATGATGCAGACTCCAACTTGATAGGTTTTCAGGGAAGAGCACTGGGTCCCAACCCTGTTAAATATATTACCGTGATGCTTTCTGATGATGCCCCGAAGATTTATGGTCTTGACCAAGTGGATTCTTCGAAACCCATTTACATTGTTGAAGGACCCTTCGACTCCACGTTTGTACAAAATGCTATTGCTATGTGTGGGTCCGACGTTGATATTGGGTCGTTTGGTTGGGGCGATTATATTTACGTTTTTGATAACGAACCTCGCAATCGAGAAATCGTCAACCGAATATCAAAAACAATCAACAGAGGAGACAAGGTAATTATTTGGCCAACAAGTATCCAGCAAAAAGATATTAATGATATGGTTTTAGCTGGACTTAACGTTATGGATGTGTTAAAATCAAATACATACACAGGTTTAGAAGCAAAAATTAAGTTTAACAACTGGAAGAAAATATGAGCAACGGAACGAAAGTCGTTAAGAGAAATGGTAAAACTGAACCCCTTGATCTAAATAAACTCCACGTTATGGTGGAAGAAGCCTGCAAAGACCTAGCAGGTGTATCAGCATCTCAGGTAGAGATGCAATCAGGCATCCAATTTTATGATGGTATCACTACCGCAGAGATTCAGGAAATTCTGATTCGTTCTGCTTCTGACCTGATTGATCTGGATCACCCCAACTATCAATTCGTTGCTGCTCGCCTGCTTCTGTTCGCCCTCCGCAAGCAGTTATTTGGTCGTATGCACGATTGCCCTACTGTCAAGCAGCACGTTCTTCGTGCCGTTGGTAGAGGTGTCTATGACCCAGAAATCCTTGATCTGTATACTGATGAAGAGTTTGATAAACTTGAGTCGTTCATTGATCATAGTCGTGACTATCTGTTTACTTACGCAGGTCTACGTCAAGTCGTTGATAAGTACCTCGTGCAGGACAGAAGTTCTAACGAACTTTATGAAACGCCACAGTTTATGTACCTTTTGATTGCGGCGACAATCTTTTCCAAGTATCCTAAAGAAACACGTTTAGATTACGTGAGGAAGTACTACGATGCAATCTCCAAGCACAAAATCAACATTCCTACGCCAATCATGGCAGGTGTTAGAACCCCACTTCGCCAATATGCAAGTTGTGTTCTTGTTGATGTTGATGACACCCTTGACAGTATCTTCAGCTCTGATATGGCAATTGGTCGCTATGTTGCTCAAAGAGCAGGAATTGGTATCAACGCAGGTCGTATCAGGGGCATCAACGCTAAAATCAGAGGTGGAGAAGTTCAGCACACAGGTGTTGTCCCTTTCCTCAAAAAGTTTGAAGCAACTGTCCGATGCTGCACTCAAAATGGCATCAGAGGTGGATCAGCAACTGTCCACTTCCCCATCTGGCACCAAGAGATCGAAGACATCCTAGTATTAAAGAATAACAAAGGAACCGAAGATAACCGTGTTCGTAAGTTAGACTATTCTATCCAAATCTCCAAACTCTTCTATGAACGCTTCATCCGCAACGAAGAAATCTCTCTCTTCTCTCCCCACTCTGTTCCTGGTCTGTATGATGCTTTTGGCACTGATGGATTTGACGAGTTGTATGTTCGTTATGAACGAGATGAGTCTATTCCAAGAAAAACTATCGGCGCTCAAGAACTCTTTTTGGACCTCCTGAAAGAACGTGCTGAAACTGGTCGTGTTTATATTATGAACATTGACCATTGCAACTCTCATTCGTCCTTTATGGATAAGGTTGAGATGAGCAATTTGTGTCAGGAGATCACTCTGCCTACCAAACCAATTCAACATATTGACGATCCAAATGGTGAGATTGCTCTATGCATACTTTCTGCTATTAATGTTGGAAAGATTCGGGATAATGAAGACCTTGAGGTTCTTTGTGATCTGTCTGTTAGGTCTCTTGATGAACTTATTGATTTTCAGGGATACCCCGTTAAGGCAGCAGAAATCGCCACCAGAGCACGTCGTTCACTTGGGGTAGGTTTTATTGGTCTTGCCCATTATCTCGCTAAGCACGGGGAGCATTATGACGATCCTGGTGCCTGGAAACTTGTACACGACCTTACTGAGGCATTTCAGTATTATTTGATTCAAGCAACTGTTAATCTTGCTAAAGAAAAAGGTGCTTGTGAGTATAGTAACCGAACCAAATATGGTAATGGGATTCTTCCCATTGATACATACAAAAAGGACGTTGATGAAATTGTACCTAACGAATTGAAGTATGATTGGGAGCATCTTAGAGAGCAGGTACTCAAATACGGGGTACGGAACTCAACATTGTCCGCACAGATGCCATCGGAGAGCAGTTCCGTTGTGTCAAACGCAACCAACGGAATCGAACCACCTCGCGGATACTTGTCCATTAAGAAGTCGAAAAAGGGTCCACTCAAGCAGATTGTTCCCCAGTATCAAAGTCTTAAAAACAACTATACGTTGCTCTGGGATATGCCTAGCAATCGCGGTTATATTCATATTGTTGCTGTTATGCAAAAGTTCTTTGATCAAGCGATTTCTGGAAACTGGTCATATAATCCAGAAAATTACCCCGATAATGAAGTTCCTACTTCAGTAATGGCACAGGACCTTTTAACTACATATAAGTACGGCTGGAAAACCAGTTACTATCAGAATACTTATGATCATAAGACTGATGAGGTTGAAGAAACCAAGCAGTCTCTTGAAGATTTAATTTCTCAACTAGAACAAGCAGAGGAGGAAGATTGTGAGTCTTGTAAGATTTAAAACAGGTTTGGAGGAAAAAGCAGTGGTCGAATCAATGACCGTCTTTAACCCTCAGGAAGTAGACACCAAAAAACAACCTATGTTTTTTGGACAACCACTAGGAATTCAAAGATATGATTCTTACAAATATCCAATCTTCGATAAACTAACAACACAGCAACTAGGTTACTTCTGGAGACCCGAAGAAGTTTCTCTTCAAAAAGATCGTAGCGACTATCATATGCTACGCCCAGAGCAAAAGCACATCTTCACCAGTAACCTGAAGTATCAGGTAATGTTGGATTCCGTTCAGGGTCGTGGACCTGGTATGGCATTTGCTCCATACTGTTCACTGCCTGAACTGGAAGCGTGTATGAAGGTTTGGGAGTTTATGGAGATGATCCATTCTCGCTCATACACCTATATCATTAAGAATGTTTATTCAGACCCTTCTGAAGTTTTTGATACTATTCTCAAAGAAGACCGCATTATGGAACGTGCCGTGAGTGTAACTCAGGCATATAACGATTTCATCAATAGTGCTCAGCATTATGGTTCTACAAATGAGTGGGTTCACGCATTAGAACAAGTACCATACGCACAAGAGGCAAGGTATGAACTCAAAAGAAAACTATTCAGAGCAGTTGCAAACGTTAATATTCTTGAAGGTATTCGCTTTTACGTCAGCTTCGCTTGTAGTTTTGCGTTTGGCGAGCTCAAACTTATGGAAGGAAGTGCAAAAATCATCTCACTGATTGCTCGTGATGAGAATCAGCATCTGGTTATTACTCAGAACATTCTGAACAAATGGAAAGAAGGTGATGATCCTGATATGGCGCGTATCTCTAAAGAAGAAGAGCAATGGTTCTACAAGACTTTTGAGAACGCTGTGAATCAGGAAAAACTTTGGGCAGAGTATCTGTTCAAGGATGGGTCAATGATTGGTCTGAATGACAAACTATTACAACAGTACGTTGAATGGATTGCGAACCGTAGAATGAAGGCAATTGGTCTCAAACCACTTTATGATATTTCTGCGAAGAATAATCCACTTCCTTGGACTGAGCACTGGATTTCTTCTAAGGGTCTTCAAGTGGCACCACAGGAAACCGAAGTTGAATCATACATTGTTGGAGGAATCAAACAGGATGTTACCAAAGATACTTTCTCAGGATTCCAACTATGATGAATGGTGCGAACAGGAAATCCTGAACGCATATCAAGAAGCAGCAGAATGTGATGAATACTTGTTTGGTGATTATGATTACAAAAAAGAATGGTTGGGTAAATGCCATGATGATGTAAAATGAGGGTCTTCGGATCCTCTTTTTTTATAAATATCTTTATAAGAAATAAGTAGTAGTAAAATGACGCTTTCTTCGAAACAAATTGATGATATTGGAAATTTATATGAAAACATTATTGCTTCTGGACAAGAGGAGCAACTTAATGAAGATTTAATTGGGGATATTATCTCAAATAGAGGAAAAATTAGGTCTGCTGTAACTAGAGCAGCATCTGCATCTGGTAATGCAGCGTCTGCAACCAACAGAGCAATTGGTGGAGCGGTAAGCAATACAGCAAGACAAGTTCAGCGTGGTGCTAGTTCCACTGCAAGAGATGTTGCTAAAGGATATCAATATGGTGGAGCACTTGGTGCCCTTGGCGCATTGGGTGGTAGAATCTCTCAAGGTATTATGAGTCAAGGATCAAAACCTGTTGAAAAACCAAAACCTACTCCAGCTCCCCCTAAACCTACTCCAGCTCCCCCTAAACCTACTCCAGCTCCCCCTAAACCTACTCCAGCTCCCCCTAAACCTACTCCAGATCCTGCTGCTGCAAAACCTGCACCATCAGCACCTAAGCCTCTTGGTTTTACCCCAAGAACTTTAACTTCGGCAGAATTGAAAGCAGCAACAGCAGCAAGAGCGGCGGCAAGATCTGCTGGTAAAAGTACTGCAGATGTTGAGAAAGATGCTATCGCTGCTGTATCTAAATTGCAAAAATCTAGTTTTGATATTTTTGATGTAATCAAAGGACACCTTCTTGATGAAGGTTATGCTGATACTGAACAAGCAGCTCTTGCTATTATGGCAAATATGAGTGAAGAGTGGAGACAGAGTATTGTTGAGGGTGGTTTTAATAGTTCAGGTCGTTATGATGTTGGTGGAGGACGCACAGTAGGACCTGTTGCTGGTGCTGTTCGTTCGTTGTTTAGTGGGAATCTTCCAAAAGGTCAAACATATGTTCCACCTACAAAACAAACTGGACCAAATAGACCACCTGCTGTTCCTGCTTCAAAAGATGATAGTGGAAAACTAACTGACTTTGGTGCTGGCGGCGGAAAGAAAAAAATGCAAAGTTCTGGTATGAGTGTTGGGCAAGTTGAAAGACAAGGTAGAATGAACAAAGGTGATTATTCTAGTTGAGTCCACTTCCCAAACTGGCACACTAGAGGGTTTAATACCCTCTTTTTTTATAAATATTTTTATAAGAAACTAAAACAAAAAAATGTCTAGACTTACTGGTGGTGAAATTGCGAGTTTGAGAGAAACATATGCTTCAATTTATGAAAATGTAGAAGTAACAGAAAATCAAATAATTGAATCAATAGCATATACCTTGATTTCTAATGGATCTAATGCGGTTGAGGTTCTTGAATATTTTGCAAATGTTGATTATGAAACTTTTATAGAGGATATTAATCACTATTCTAGTGATGATTTGATTGTTGAGAACTTATCTTCGGAAGAATATATTGAAGAGCAGATGCAAAAACTTTATGAAGTTGCGCCTTTGGTTGGATTGGGATTAGGATTAGGAGCTGCTGCACGGGCGGTGCTTCCTGCAATTGGTAGAACTTTATTTGGTGCAGGTGCTAGACAAGCAGCAAAAGGGGCACTCTCGGGTGCTGCAAGACTTGGCGGAAAAGTTTTAGGTAATGTATGGAAGGGTGCAAAGGAACCTGCTAAACAAGCACTCCAAAAGTTGGGTAAATTTGGAGTTAAACTTGGAGTTCCTGCAGGTGTAGCAGCTGCAGCAGATCAATTTATAAGTGGTGGTAAAGGAAGAGAATATGTTGGTGCTGCTGTTCAGGGTGTAAGGCAAGCGGCACACAATATCCCAAGCCCACAAAAAGCAGCAGATGCTATTAAAAATGTTAAACTACCAGAACTACCAGCAACAGCAAAACCAAAACCAAAAAAACTATTTCCAGAGGGTTTATCTCTTGAAAATATTATTAGCGAGGGTCCAGATTGGAATTCTGCACCTAAACCAAAAGGTGTCGCAACTTTGACATTAGGTGGTGAGAGAAAAGTATATATTCCTGGTTTAGGTTGGCAGTTTCCAAAAACTGCTAGAAGATGGGCTAGAGCACAAGGATATACTGATTGGAACAAAATTCCTAATCCATCACAACCAGCAAAAAAACCAGCAACAACAAAACCAGAACCAACTAAACCAGAACCAACTAAACCAGAACCAACTAAACCAGAACCAACTAAACCAGCAGCAACAAAACCAGAACCCACTAAACCAAAACCAACAGCACAAACTGGTGATAGGACCAAGAATTTATCAACTTGGGCAAAGGCAAACGAACCTATGATTTCTAGAGTTGGCACTCCACAACAACGTGCAATTCTTGCTGCTGCAAAGAGTGGTTCTGCAATGCCTGCTCCTAGATCAATTTCGCAGGATGTTCAAGATTTAAAAGATTTAGGGAAAAAATTGAAAGCAGATATGTCGCCAGGAACTGGTCCACAAGCAAAATCAAGTCTTCCTGGTGGTGATTATTCCCCTGCTGCAACTGCAAAAATGTCACAAAGAACTAGAAACATTTTAGGCACAAGAAAAGAAGCATATGATATCGTTCTTGATTATCTCCTCTCACAAGGTCACGTAGATACCTTAGAAGAAGCACTTTATGTAATGATGGAGATGGATTCAAAGTGTATCCAAAGCATCGTTGAAGGTGTAATGCCCGAACCAATTGATCCAGCAGCTCACAAAGCAGCACAAAAAACTCAAAAGATTTATAATCTTGGAAAAGGAACTAACAATCCAAATGAAGCGCAATCTGCTTTAAAGCGCACAGGACCACAACTTCCTGGAGTTTGATATAAGTTTAACATAATACTCGGGGGTTGACAAACCCCCTTTTTTATTGCTAGAATCGCTTTGCTAGGGTTGAAGATAAATAATAGCTCATAAAGATTCTTAGTATGAGTTATGAAAATCCCTGGAGATTCAATGGGGAAATTTTTGAGTCTTCTGATATTCAAGATAATTTTGGTTTTGTTTATCATATTCACTGCAATAAAACTGGTCGTAGTTATATTGGTAGAAAGTATTTCTGGTCTTTCCGCACACCAAGAGGAAAATCTAGAAAAGTTAAGTCAGAGTCCGATTGGAAAACATATTACGGCTCCTGTCCTGAACTCAAAGAAGACGTTAACCTTTGGGGGAAAGAGTCATTTGATAGAGTAATTTTGAGTCTTCATAAGACAAAGGGGCAGTGTAATTATGAAGAAACAAAACAGCTTTTCCTAAATAATGTGTTGATTGAGTCTCTTGACGATGGGAGTCCAGCGTATTACAATAGTAATATTCTAGGACGCTACATGCGAAAAGATTATGGAAACTTTGGAAGAGACTCTTCAGACAACTCATGATTGGGCAGTTGACCGCATTCATACTCTCTGTGAAGAAAATATTGAGAATGCCCATGCGATTCAATCTGAATTTAGTGAATGGTTGAATCCGAATATTTTAGATCATGATATTTTCTCATTAGAGTTCATAGGAGAGGAAGATGACACTTGACCTTCACAACTTTTTCAAATTTTACGACGAAAAGAATTCAAATCATGTAGCAGCAGTTCAATGGTTAGAGGATAATCTACCTGCTAACTTCTTAGATGATGCAGAGACTGACTGGATTGGAATGTTCAGAACAAAACCACCAACTCCAGAAGTACTCGCAGTTCCATATTTCAATCAAGTAGACAACTACAGAGATGCACATAGAACTTGTAATAGTTCATCATGTGCAATGTGCCTTGCTTTCCTCAAGCCAGGATCGATTAAAGGTGATGACGAGTATGTTAAGAAAGTATTTGCGATTGGCGATACTACAGATCATGCGGTACAAACAAAGGTACTTGCAGGTTATGGAGTTAAGTCACACTTTAGTTACAATCTTTCTTTTGCTGACGTTGATAAAAGTCTTGATGCTGGGAAACCTGTTGTTATTGGTATCCTGCACAGGGGTTCTCTTTCTGCACCTACTGGTGGGCACATGTGTGTAGTCATCGGTAAGACACCAGATGGTAAAGGATATTTTGTTAATGATCCTTATGGTTCCCTCAACGATAACTATACTGGTCCTGTGACAAATGGTAAGAAGACTATTTACACCAAAGCAGTTCTCAAGCACCGTTGGTGCCCAGGAGGGAATGATGGCTGGGGAAGAATCTTCGACTAATTTTAAGAGAAAGATGCTTAAGGTTATTAAGGATCTTACAAATAACGGTAAACATAAAGAAGCAAACGACCTTTTTCAAAAGTATTTTGGAGGACCAAATGGCAAGAGTTGATCTACACAATTTCTTTCAATTCTATGATGAAAGAAATCCAAATCATGTTAAGGCAGTTCAATGGTTAGAAGACAATCTTCCTGTTAAGTATCTGGAAGATAATGTTGATTGGGCGGAGATCTTTAGAGGAAAAAAGACTAGTGCTGCACCAGCCCCTGCCGCTGCTGCAGCTCCTGTAACTGGTGGTGATGATGTCCCACAAATGGGCATCAAGTTAATCAAGGAGTTTGAAGGATGCCATCTAAAGGCATATCCTGACCCTCTGACCGGTGGACTTCCAATCACAATCGGTTGGGGTTCGACTCGTAAGAAGGATGGTTCAGCATTCAAACTTGATGATACCCTTACACAGGCAGAAGCAGATGCACTTCTGATTGAACAGTGTAAGAAGGAGTTTCTTCCCGCATTACGCAAAATCCCATATTGGAGTGAAATGTCAGATGGAAAAAGAGGAGCTTTGCTCAGCTTTGCTTATAATCTTGGTGCCGGTTTTTACGGCGGCGCTAACTTTAATACTATTACTAAACGCCTGAAGAATAAAGAATGGGACTTAGTTCCTGATGCTTTATTCCTCTATCGCAATCCTGGTTCTAATGTAGAAGCAGGTCTTGCTCGTAGAAGAAAGGCAGAAGGCGAAGCTTGGAAGAAAGGATAAATAGTTACAATCATTACTGATTCTTGATCTTCTGATCTGAATCTATATACTCCGAGTCCTCTGTGATTCGGTGAATACTTTACTTTTAAACACACTTCGGGTTGTTTCGTTTAGTACACACTGAGTCATAGAGGATTCTTATGTCTTACGCTACCAGGGCGCTTGCTGTAGCGTCTGCTCTTTTGATGGGAGCACCAACAGCAACTTTTGCCGATACAATTTCTGGTACAGATTTTGAGGGAGGTTCATTATCTGGTTGGAATGTTGGATCTCAAACAGGAACTCTAACCAACGGAACCATTACAGGCAATGGAACTGGTGTTACTCTTATCAACGGTTCAGTAACATTCAGTGCTCCATCGCACCCTGCAGTAGGAAGTCCAACTAAACAAGATGGATCACCAAATCCATATTATGCACCCGCAGTAACTCCAACAACTTGGACATTTGCTCCATATGGTTCTTATGGTGCTGCATTACAACCAACAGGTAATGTAACATTTGATGCTGCAACATCAGCATTAGGACTTACACAAACTCAAAATCAAGCAATCAAAACAAAACTTCAGCAAGATCAACAAGCATCAGGACTCGGAAATCCTAATCCAACTAATGCTGCATGGTTAACTCAAAGTGTAAATCTTGATGCTGGAACTACTTATACAATGTCTTGGAACTATATTGGAACTGACTATGTTCCTTTCAATGATGGTTCCATCACATCTCTTGTCTATCAGGGATCTGGTTCTACACCAAATGTAATAGTTAATAACTATACTGGTAACTATGCACTTTTGGGATTCACTAATCCAGGAACAGGAGATTATTCTACGGGAACTTATGGTTCTACTGGATGGCAAAATTCAACCTATCAGGTTGATGTAACTGGTACTTACCTATTAGGTTTTGCAGTATTTAATCTTGGTGATACTGCACTATCGCCAGTTCTTTTAGTTGATAGTCAACCAGGAACTACTCTCAAAAATGGACAAACATTTGGTGCTGTTACTCCAAATAATCCAAATGCTCCTACAACAAATCCAAATCCAACTCCAGCTGCTCCAACAGTAACTGGAACCACAACATCTGACCAAGTTACAACATCCACATCAATTTCAAATGTTGTAGCAACATCTCAAGTTACTTATAATGTAAGTAATCTTGATACTGACGGATACGGTACAGTTCAGAACTATACTGATACTGTAGAAACCACAACTCCAGTTACAACAACCACTACAACTACAACTCCAGTTACAACCACCACATATTCTGATGGTTCTACAACCACATCAAATGGAACGCCAGTTGTAACCACATCCACATCTAACGGAACATCAAGTTCACAAGTTACGGGAACTGTTCTGAACTATACTTCAACAATTGCTCCTTCCGTTTCTTCTGCAATTGCTGCATCACAAACACTTCCATCAGTTACAACTAAAGCATATAATTTTGAAGCAAGTGAATCTAGTGGAAAACAGCAAATCAAAAAGCAAACGGTGACGACTGTAACCACTCCAATGGTTACGACCACAACCACAACTCCAGTCACCACAACTGATTATGCTGATGGTACAACAACCGTAATCGACGGAACACCAACATATACTTATACATCATCTGAATCTGTTGCGATATCTGATTCTTATGATTACTACTTTGGTCGTGTAGATCAGTTAGAAGTTCTTGATGGAATCAATGATGGTATCAATGGACTTCTGAATCACGAACCAACCGCAGGTAAGCAAAGATTAAGAGTATTTGAGAACAACAGATTCGTTCAGTCCTATAATGCTGATGGATATACTGCTGATTCCAAGATCTTCGGTGGTGGATTTGAAGTGGACCTTACGAAAGGTTGGACAGTTGGATTCCAGTATAATCAAGTTAACATAGTTCTTGATGGTGTTGATTCAAAGTCACATCAGAAGAAAAATCATTATGGTATTTTCAATACTCTTCATGGTAACACTCTTACTTTGAATACAAACGCTGCGATTGCAGATAGTAATTATAGATATGGAAGAAATGTTGGTGGAGTTTTCTATAACGAAGGCACTACGACTGGAAATGAATGGTGGGTTTCTAATCGTTTATACTGGCATCTTGCGAAGGGAGTTAAACCATTTGTTGGTTATACTGTTCAAAATGTGAAAAGAAATGCTTACAATGAAAGTGGTTCTGTTCAGTCCGCAAGAAGTGTAGCAGCAGTTGATAATACAACACACGTTGGTGAAGCAGGTCTCAAACTTGAAACTCGTTTTGGTGGTAAGAAAAATAACCTGTTTGGTGTAAGTGTTGAAGGTGCTTATGGAACTGATAGTTCTTATGGAGTTACTGCTGCCGTAGATTATAAAGAATTGTTAATTGTTGAAGCGTCTCACGGGTTAAATAATGGAGTCACCAACAACTCTGTTGCTGGCAAAATTAAATTCAGGTTCTAATTTATGGAAATCGGAGTTACTGCAAATGCAGTTGCTTTAGTTTTATCTACAATATTAATTGGTGTAGTAACTCCGATTAAAACTTACATAGGATTCACTGCAAGTCCAACACCTACAACTAAAAAACAAATTAATCTTAAAGAACCTATTGGTGTATTTGGTATTCAACACGACATTCATAAGAATGTGAGGTTATTTGTAGAACATCAAAGTAGTGTTCCTGAAAAAGATGATGGGTTGGGATTTAACCATGCAGGTGTTAAGTTCCTTTTACCTATTGAAAAGCACAGTAATGTTTATGCTGGACTTTCTGTTCACCATTTAGGTTTAGATAAAGACCGAACAAGTATGAATAATCCGATTGTAATTTTGGGTGGAGAAACTGGTGGTAGAGATGTGAAGTTGTTTGGCGAATACATTACTGCTGCCGATGATTTCTCAAATGGTCGTTTTGGAATGGGAATAAAGTATGTCTTTAACTAAATAAGATGAGACTTCATCACATAGACTGATGGATAACAAAAAAGAAAAAACTATGAGTCAAATTATTCGTGTTGCGATTTTGAGTTGGTCTGCCGCTCTCCTTACTGCTAGTTATGCTGGTATGCTCGCAAAAATGGATCCAACCTTTATTGCGACTGTCTTCACTGCCTCTGCTGCAACTTTTGGTATTAATACTATGAAGAAAGGTGGTGAGGATGAGGAGAAGAAAGAAGAGCCACGCAGAGAAGCAGTTGTAGAAGCTCCTCCAGAACCACCTGCTCCAGTAGCAGAAGCACCTGCCACAACTCTTGAAGCAAGAGTTGAAGCACTGGAAGAGGGTC